TCTTGCTAGGCTTGCTCAGGCTGCCGCCTATAATCTGTAATGCTGTTTTAGTATCCATCTTTCTAAATCCCTTATAATCCTTTATTCTTTATTGTCAAGCTTGCGGCTTGCTGCTTGAAGCTTGCGGCTTGCGGCTTGTGCCGGAACTGGTCTCATGCCAAAAGGCGGGCCCAGCCCAGCAACACAAACAGGACCAGTGGCCCGCTACCGGTACAGTCGCGAACCCGTTCCACTGATCCCAGGTCCAGTGACAGTGGCCACATCTTAATGAGTTACGCACCACTGGACCAGGGATCAGTTCTGGCCGTAGAAACGTGGGAGAGATAATCCCAAACCACAACCAGAAGTTGTCCCGATTAATCACCTTTTTAAAAGTTGTCTGGTCTTCCATATTAAAGGGTAGGCAACCCACCTTTTAAAAATTAGTTAAATCTAAATACAATATAATCCTTGACTATCCTAGTGTCAAGTGATAATTTAAAAATAATTTAAAAAAGGAGAAATATAAATGACTACAAAAAAGATAACACTTAACTCTGAAAAGAGAAAAGTTATTGCAGATCAATTTCAATCTTTTTATGAAGATAAGGTAAAAGATAAATTGGTTCAAGCAAAAGAACAATACGACATCATGCGTGAGAAAGCAAAAGAGATGATTGAGAAAGTTGTGAGATTTCATCAACCTCAATATGATGTTGACACAATCAGATCAATGATAAAAAAATACAATAGAGCAGGTGGCGAGTTGTATGAAGATAATTGCTTTTATGTTCAAATGCCAATTACTAAAGTTGATGACGAGGGCAGAGAGTATGAAACAACAGATGATCTTCACGTTAGATTTGATATGGGTAAAAAGTTTGCAAGAGCATATTATAGAGATGAATTAAAAGCAAAGGGACTAAACCCAGATTTTAATTTGTCTATTGATAATGATTACTCAAAAAGAAATCCAAAATATTATAATGATGAAAGTGCAGTAAATAAATATTTGGGTTTTAGCAATTCATCTAACGAAGATCAATCAATACAAAAACCTGTCCACAAGTGGGAAAGTGATTTTAAACTTTGGACTATTGGTTCTAGTTATTGTCATTCAAGACAATTTAAAGTTGATGAAAATGCTTTTAATTTCTTTAAGATGTATAATTCAAGTGCCGACAATGTAGTTAAAGAGCATGAAAGTATGTATAGTTATGTTGAGGGCAAAATGAAAACTTTAAGATTAGGTTTAAAATCTTACAGGCATTTTGATCAAGCAAAAAAACTTGCAGATAAAGTTGGAGTTGTTTTAAATGAAACAATGATGAACGAGAGTTCAAGTCTGGCTCTATCAATTTATAGTCCAGATAATCTGGCTAGTCTTTTGGAAGATAAAAAGGTCTTAACCAGAGATGAAAAGATTGCGATTGCAAGACAACAAATGCAACAAAGTGTAAATTAACTATTGACAATTATGGGGTAATCTTATAGGATTATCCCATAACAGAAAGAGAGAAATATGACTAAAGAAAATAAACCATTTAAGATTACTTACTGGGCAAGTAAGCATAAGAAACATATAACAAGAACAGGAACGCATGACGAAAAATCTCGTTATGGAGTATCTAAACAAGGTGTACCTTATTATGTATATTTTGATTTAGATGTTTGGGGATATAGAACAGCGACTACAAGTTGGAAAGTGAGGCACTAATGAAATTATTAATTGGTTTGTGTGGGTACATACTTTTAATGTTAGGAGTAGTTCTAGCCTTACATCATGACATGACTTTAGGAATATTAATTACTGCAAGTGGTGTCTTTATGTTTTGGGCAATGCTACCACAATACGAGGATCGAGGCAGACATGAGTGATTATAATTGGTGTCATGGTCCGAGGTGTCATGAACGAAAAACAACCACAAGAGTTCGTGGTGTCAAAGGTTCTAAAGTTTTAAGAACAATGAAGATCAATGTTACCAATTTTCGACAGGGATTGTGGAATTACTTTTGCGACCAAACTTGTTTAATGAATTTTATGTGGAAACATTATCAAGAGTTCATCGCATTACACCCAAGAACCGAGGCTCTTGAAACACCGATCCAGGATCCTGTAAAAGTAACAAGCGAATATGGTTGGGTTCATACAGAAATAAAAGAGGTTGACAATAATCCTAATCCATGAGAATATAGGACATGACTAAGAAAGAAATAAAACAACCTCAATTCAAAATCATCGAAGACTCAAAAGATGAGCCAGATTTAAAAGCGGCTCAAGAGTTTGTAGGTGGTTATGTTGAGGGAATTACTTTTCCTAATGGTGATTATTTAATAATAAACGAAGAGGGAAAGTTAATGGGATTGCCATTAAACGAACAGGCGTCTAAATTATGGAAGGACACTTTCGACAATGACAATTATATTACAGGTCGTAAAGACTTTGTTGTTGGTAATGCAATCCTAATAAAAAAAGACGCCCTTAAACTCTGGGCGTCATAACTCTCTACCCCTGGGCGCGATGGCATCCTGCCCAGGGGTCCCAGACTAAATCCAAATATAGAAAATAAACAAGACCCTATCCCCCCTTTTTGCAAAAAGGGGTCCCACTACTCTAGGTTGTATTGCTTAATTTACACATTTGTGTATACTGAAAACATATTGGTACCATGGACTTGAATAAGGTAAATATCGAAAAATTACCTGCAGATGTTCGTAAGACCTTCAAGCAGATGCAACTTCTGCTTGCTGAAAAAAAGATACAGAATAAAGCAAAGAATGAGTTCTTGTCTTTTGTCAAATGTATGTGGCCCGACTTTATAGAGGGGTCCCACCACAGACACATCGCAGATAAATTTAATAAATTAGCTACGGGTGAAATAAACCGTCTGATCATTAATATGCCTCCTAGACATACAAAATCTGAATTTGCATCTTATCTTTTGCCAGCATGGATGGTGGGCCGTGATCCAAAGCTCAAGATCATACAGGCAACGCACACGGCAGAGCTAGCCATACGTTTCGGACGTAAGGCCAAAAACCTGATTGACAGTGAGGAGTACGGAAAAATATTTGAGACAAGATTACAAGAAGATAGTAAAGCAGCAGGACGATGGGAAACGCAACAAGGCGGTGAATATTTTGCAGCTGGTGTTGGTGGAGCGATAACAGGTCGTGGTGCTGATCTACTAATCATTGACGATCCACATTCGGAACAGGATGCACTATCACCTACAGCCATGGAGTCTGCATACGAATGGTATACATCAGGTCCACGTCAGCGTCTACAGCCAGGAGGCAAGATCGTACTCGTCATGACCCGTTGGTCTACAAAAGATCTGACAGGTATGTTGGTCAAGAATCAATCGGAAGCTAAAGCTGATCAATGGCACGTGGTCGAATTTCCAGCGATCATGGACCACGGATCAAAGGACGCTCAACCTGTGTGGCCAGAATATTGGAAGCTGGATGAGTTGGAAAAGGTCCAAGCAACACTGCCCACGGGCAAATGGAATGCACAATGGATGCAGAATCCGACAGCAGAAGAGGGTGCGATATTGAAACGTGAGTGGTGGATGAAGTATACCGATGAGGATATACCACAACTACACCATGTCATACAATCTTATGATACAGCATTTTTAAAAAAAGAGACAGCAGACTACTCAGCTATCACCACATGGGGCATATTCTATCCTAATGAAGATAGTGGGGCCTGTCTGATATTATTAGACGCCATAAAAGGCAGATACGAGTTTCCAGAACTAAGGCGCTTGGCATTAGAGCAATATAAATACTGGCAGCCAGAATCTGTTATAGTAGAGGCAAAAGCATCAGGTCTGCCACTAACATACGAGTTGAGGAAGATGGATATACCCGTGATCAACTTTACACCGTCAAAAGGAAACGACAAGCATGCACGTGTAAATGCGGTTGCACCTCTGTTCGAATCTGGTATGATATATGCTCCTGAGCAGAAATTCGCAGAAGAGGTTATTGAAGAATGCGCTGCGTTTCCGTACGGGGATCATGACGATCTGGTCGATAGTACGACACAGGCGATCATGCGATTCAGACAGGGCGGTCTGATCGGACACCCTGAGGATTATATCGACGAGAACGTCGAGCAACGTAAAAGGAATTATTATTGATATGGGTATAATTACAAAAGGCATGGGCGTTATCATGAAATCCAAGATGAGAAAAGCTTTCGTCGACAAGCCGACTTTTCCAGGTCCAAACGTTACAAATATTCTAAACAGAGAGATAAAGAAAAAAAGAAAACACAGAGGTCCAGGATATAGGGGATCAGATATTGTCGAGGGTCCTCTCAAGATGCGTAAGGACATGAGAACAGGGGCACAAAAACCTGGCAAGAGCGCTATCGAGATAGATGCAAGAATCAAAAGAGCAACTTTGAGAGATCAAGCAAAAGCCGCGAAGATGCCAAAAGAATATAAAAAGGTAAAATAATGAAGGCAGTTTTGCAATGGGTATTACGAACAATGATGAAGGATCAGACCGGAGTCATGCGAACCCTACCTAAAAAAGATCTAGTTGATTTTAATGTGGCTATGACTGCAGAAAGACTAATGCGTAATGGTGTTGATCCAAATGCATTAAAGAACGCCAATCAGGTAGAGAATGCTCTTAATGCCGTAGAGACTGCAGAAAAAGCAAACTTAGCAAAAAATATCAGAGGTGGAATTGGATCTACAAAATCTGCAAAGATTATGGACATGGAGGGTAAAGAGATAGACCCAAGATCTAAGATTATGGGAGGCAAACAATCAGAGACAGAGGCAGAGATTGCAGAGAGATTACAAAAAGAAAACAAGGAAGGTATTGCTAGAATAAGAGCAGGACAGAAAATGTTAGATGACGCGATCGACAATCAATCACCATCTCTTTCTGGAGATACTAGAACTGATGCAGTTTTGGTTGCAGAGGATCTAGCAGAACGTATGGGTAAAGTCTATGATGACCTCCCAATAAGAGAACAAACAAAACTTTATGATCAAGCATATCAAGGTTTATCAAAACAAAGATTTAAAAATAGAAAAAAGCCAGACGACGCTGACGATCAAGAATCTAGTTACGACGATGGACCAGCGGATTTTGATCCGGATGCTGATGATCCAAATTACGCAACGGGTGGACGTGCAGGTTTCAAAGATGGAATGACCAGAAGAACTTTCTTAAAACTTCTTGGTGGTATGGCAGCTGTGCCTATCGTTGGTAAGTTTTTTAAATTAGCTAAAGTAGGTAAGACTATGAAAGAAGTGCCTATGATCAAAACAGATAATGTGCCTGGTAAACCAGAATGGTTTGATGCACTGGTTAATAAAGTTATTGTTGAAGGTGATGATGTTACTAAAAAATTTGCGACCAAAGAACGTGAGATTGTTCATGCAAAAGAAATCGATAAGGATAACTACGTGACGGTAACACAGGATCTTGATGAAGGTGTTGTTAGAGTAGAGTATGAGAGTCCCACAACCATGTTCGGCGATAAAGTAGATCTTAGATATAAAAAACCTCCACCGGATGAGGGAGACCCAAGACCGGTGGGAGAGTTTCAAACCGAGGAGTCAGGCATAGTCGGCAGAGCACAGGGTCCTGATGATTATGATTTAGAAATAGAGGGTATGTCTGGAAGAGCCATAGAGGATCTGGAATCTGATGTATCCAAACTAAAAGAATATGCGACAGGTAAAAAATTAACGATGAAAGAAATTGTTGAGGCTAAAAAAAGAAAAGATAAAGTTAGATACTATGAAACACCCGAAGGTCAATCGGAGTACGTCGTGCAGAGGCAGGGAGAGGCCGATGATTATTACACAGACGTAGATGACTTTGCATCAGGCGGTATCGCTAGATTGTTAGGAGAATAATGACTCCAAAAGAATATAAACAGATGATGGACTACCTGACTCGATCAGGTATTAGAAAACAAATTAAGTTTGCATCAGACATTGCAAGACCAGATCCAAAACCACAAGTGCAAGAGATAGAATTATTTAACCAGTTTAACAAACGTAATCCACAAGCCGATGGTGGACGGATTGGTTTTTCTAATGGTTCAGATAGAGTTGCTTATAAAAAAATAAATAAATTAACAGATGCTAATAGAGCTAATTTTAAATACCCACCAGACCACAAGTACAAAGTACAAATACCTACAAGAGAAGATCTTGGTGCAGGGAGTTTGCAAACATTTAGTGCTAAAACTAAAAAAGAATTAAAAAAACTAGTAGACAAATCTCCAGTCACATCAATGGATTATACGAAAGGATTAATTAATCCAAAAGATGTCGCTGAAAAATTACCTGAAGGAGCTGTTAAATTTGATTTAACAAGAATAAAAGTTCCAACAGGTATATTCGTTGGAGAAGGAAGAGACAGATCTGAAATATTTAAAATACAAAATTTAGATGGGTCTGGCACTAGATATACTGCTGCTGGTGCAGGTGGAGGACAAAAAAAACTTTATAAATCTATTGAAGAAGTTAAAAAAGCTAAACTTGATTTTGCTCCTGATGAATTTTTTGTGGAATCAGAAACTCCGTCTAAGGGTGGTATAAAAGAAGTAACTTACAAAAACAGAAAAACAGGTGAAAAAAAAGTATTTTATAAACCTAGAGTAGGACCAGAGAAAGCTACTATACCTGGTAGAGGCGCTGAGACAAAAGAAGAAGCACAAAAATTTGTTGATGATTATTTTAAAAAAAATCCAATTGTACACCCAGCAAAAAGAGAACTTGATATAAAATTAAGAAATTTATTTGATGATTCAAGAATTAAAAAAATTTTAAGAACAGGTAGACCTTCTAAGAAAGATTTAGATATCGTAAAAGATATTCTTGGTGGCACAGATAGACAAGCACAAGAAAAACTAGCTCAACTAGCAGATGCTGTTGATCCAAAAGGACAAAGAACCATTGATGGTATTTCAAAAATAGATGGTAAAAAAGCAAAAAACATTTTTAATTTTCATAAGACAAAAGACATTGCAAAAGAATTAGAGGATATAGCGATTGGAAAATCTGTTGGAGAGAGTCCTTTAGGTTCTTTTAGAGCCAGTGTTCAATCTTCAATTCCAATGAAAGGTGGTATCCAAGGTTATAGTGTGGACGAGGCTAAAGCTAGAGCTAGTTCTGTCAGATTAAATAGTAAACCTTATTCTATTTTTGGACAGGTTATAGCAGGAGATATTAATCAAGGACCTAAACAGACCTTTGATGCGAACCTATCTATATTTGAAGAACAAGTAAAAAAAGCAATTAAAAATAATCAAGATCCAACACAGGCAATAAGAAAATATAACAAAAGAGCTGCAGAGGCTGAAGCCGAGGCTAATCAATACAAATCTAGAAATACAAAGAAAGTTTATTTTCCAAGAATAACAACTGACTCACCTGACATAGCAATTAAAAATAAATCTGCTTACACTAAATATAAAAAATTTTTTGATAAAAATTACGCACAACAAGGATATTCTTTTGTCATACCAAAAGATTTACAACCACTGCCAAGTCTGGCCGCAGATCTAAAAGATAAAAACAGTTCTACATACAAAAATATGATCAAACAGATTAAAGATGTTGGTAGAAAATTTATTAAAAACATAGATCAATATGATGAAAAAGAATTGTTTCGAAAATTACAGAACAATCCTAACTTTAATAAGATCAGAAGATTAATGCCAAGACTGGCCTCTTTAGAAGATGATTTTACAGGACCAGGAGGTTTTCCATTAACTGCAGGTTTTGATCCTAACATTGGGATTAAATCAATAGAAGAGGATACCTTTGCAAGAAGAAATCCAATTACTACAGGTGCAGGATTATCAGCAGCTGGTACAGCTGCTGTTTTAAAAGCAACAGGCACACCAATTAAAACTGCATTAGGAAAAGCTATTAGGGGTGCTGGCACACCAATAGCTGGTCCTATCTATGCAGGATTAAATATTGCTGATAAGATAAAATCTGGTTCAAGCGTAACTGATGCAGTTATAGATCCTATAACAGGTCTAGAATTATCTTTTCCTGGTTTGTTCAAAGAAAATTTAAAAAAACTTACAAGCAACCCAACAGCACAAAAAATTTTAGGTTTAGGTAAATTTGGTAGAGCCTTAACACCGATAGGAGCAGGTATTACAGCAGCTGGTCTAGGTATTGATGCAGCAAAATTTACTAGAGATAGAATCAGAGAATTACAAGCAATGACACCAGAGCAAAGACAACAGTTAAGAGCCGAACAATCTGCTCTTGCATTTGAAGGTGCGAGAGATGGCGGATTGATTGGTAAAAAATCAGGCCCACCACCGATATCAGGACCTACTCCACATGGAGACGAGGGGTTGCCAGGTATCTTTAAACGTGTTAAGAAAGGATAGGAGTATTAAATGGCAGATATAGATAAATCGCTCCCCAACACTCGTTCAAAACTTGAGATTCCCTCAGAGGAGGAATTACAAGAAGAACAGGTTGAACTTGAGGAAGCAAAAGCAGAACAAAAACCTATCGAAGTCACGCCCGAAGAGGACGGCGGTGTAACACTAGACTTTGAACCAGGATCAATTAATGTGCCTGGAACCGAATCACACTTTGATAATTTAGCAGAACTTTTACCGGACGATGTGCTTGAACCGATTGGTATGGAGATGGCCCAAAATTATATGGATTATAAAACATCCAGAAAAGAATGGGAGCAAGGATACATACAAGGTTTAGATCTTTTAGGATTTAAATATGAAAACAGAACAGAACCCTTTCAAGGAGCATCAGGTGCAACGCACCCAGTGATGGCAGAGGCTGTTACACAATTCCAAGCACAAGCGTATAAAGAATTACTACCAAGTGATGGACCAGTAAGAACACAAATCATTGGCACAAAAAATGCTGCAACAGAACAACAAGCAACACGTGTTAAAG